CCGCAATATCAGCCGCCGCTGACTTCCAACGCTTTACACCACCAACGTTGTCACGCTGGACAAGCGCACCTGGAACGAGTGCCGCAGCAACAGCCAGGTCTCCGACGATCGTCTGGACCTTCCGCATATCACCCAGCAGAACGGTGTTCGGATTGTTTCTCGTGATTGCCATCGTTTCAGCTCCTTGACGGTCAAACGTACAGGTCTTACAAACTTGCAAACTTACAATGCTGAAACCTGTTGACCGTATTCCCTTTCTTGTTTAGTTGACCGCCTTGGACCCTTCTGCTACCCGACGAGCTGCCAGTGCATCCTTGTAAGGATCCGGAGCAGCATAGGTCTGCCGATTACCCGAAGCATGACGCTCCTGAGCAATCCCACGACCGCTGAAGTCCGGAACGTCAAAGCGCGCATACGCGGCCAGTGTCTTAAGCTGCTCAGTAGGCATAGCCTTGAGCTCCGCTTCCGTGTTGTTGCCGAGATCCTTCAGGTGAGACACGATTGCCGCCCGAACGGAATCTTCCTGCGCCTTGTCGGCATCGATCAGAGCCTTATAGCGCGGAGGAGCTTTCGCCAGCCAATCCTCTTCGGTCGGAGCTTCCTGCGCCGTGCGAAGCTTCTCTTCCGAGACCTTCAGCCGAGCATTTGCCTTGACCAGTTCCGTCGCCGTCTCGGTCGACCGACGCTCTTCAACCTTCCGAGCATCTGCCGCCGCACGGAACTCCTCGAGTCTCGTGTCAGCGCACGCTTCGAGAACCGGCTCGTCTCCATCCCTAAACCCACTGTACTTGTCGGTAACAAGCGCAGCGATGAATTCTGCTCTCTGTGCCTTGTCCATCTCTTACTCCTTTGTTGACAGCCGCAACCGGGCTGTTGTCAGTTGCGGCCTATATTCGCCGCGCTCGCCGTATATTGATCTTACTTATGAAACCGCTAACCGCGCATCTAGTGCGTCGCGATGCGCTTCTGCCGCTGCCCGAGTAATATGCTCGGCCAGACGCATACCCGTTGTCCCGTAGAGAATATACTTACCACCCTCGAGCTTGATGCGATCAGCCGCCGCTTTCAACTGACCTTCACCGTTGCAGCAGTCACAGGGGTTACCTCCCTTATTTCCAGATCCATCGCACATGGGACACTCCTTGTATTCTGCTGCTGCGGCTAGATTTCGTTTCTTACTTCGCTGTTCTTGACGAAAACGGTCAGCTTCAATACGGAAACGTTCACGAACAACGGGAGTTAGATTTTTATTTGCAGCCTGCCGATCAAGATGAGCCTGTTGCTTAGTAGCTTTATCAGATTTCTCTCTGCTACTATTGTTATCATACAACAGTTCCCACTTATCTGAGTAAAGCCATTCTTTTCCAGTTGAATCTACAAATACTGCATCATTACCTTCTGGCCACTTTTGATCATCGTCAGCCTTAGTAATAGCTTGCTCTGGAGTCATCAAACCTTGAGGTATACGCCTACCTTCGCGTTCAGCATAAAGCTTACCTTTTCCACTAGACGGGGCACCTTCAGATGGAGACCCACCTTCCGAGGAAGACCCACCTACCTGTCCTGGCCTTCCCCCATGCCCAAAATTCCCAGACCCCGGTCCACCCAGACCGCGCCAAGCATTTCGAACTTCCTCCAGACACTCATCAAGATCTCGTCCATCCAACGTAAGGAAAATTCCCGTCATCTGGTTAATTCCCTCTTCCGTTATGGTGTGAACAGAAGCAGCCCTGAAAGTCCCACACCCCATCTCACACGAGCAAGCTCCACGTCCACCAGGGAGAAAGGCGAGGTGATCACCAGATGCCTCGAGCCACGTTCCCTTATAGAGCTTCCCGTTATAGCTGCTCCCAACAGAATTCGTTACTACGTGAGCCCCGACACTCACTTCTTCAGTACCACCGCTGGCCAGAGTTTCATACATGCGAGGATGGAGTTTTTTAGCTTTTTCTTCATCAATCCATGCCTCCTGAGCTAGTCGGCGTCCATCATACTCCGACTTCATGATGATACCAATTCCAGAAGCCTTCCTTACTTCAAAGTCATTTGCCGAGCACTGCTTCCCAGCCTTCGTTGGATGACCCAAGGTCACAGGCTTGCCTAGCCAGCTCGAAGCAGCTCTCTTCAATACCTCACCCGGAACAAATTCGGGGGTATCGGCGTTTACTGCGTGGATGACGCCTTCCATCAACGCAACAATTGGAACTACCAAATAGGATTTATCATTCAGAGTTTCTCGTCGAACCTGACCAGTCGCCGCACGAAGATGGAGAGTCCGGGGTTCCGAATTCTCTTCCGAAATATGTGAAGCCAGGAGCCGCTGTTCCTCATCACTACCAGCCGACAAGTTCTCAAAGATCTCTTCTCCCGCGTTCTGCAGAGAAGTTGTGCAGATAGCGTAAGCCGCCGACTCTTCGTGACCCTTGCCGACAACTTGCTCGACGCAGCGTCGAAACTTATCAGTGTGGTGCTTACGGTCTCCTGGCATCGGACTTACCTCTTCGGAACCGGAACGGACGAAGGAGAACTCTTCGGCGGTGCCGGAGTCTTCTTTACCGTGGTCGTTGTCTTAGTCGGCATTGTTCTTAATTCCTTGAAAAGTGGTGAGACAGGGCGGGCCTGTCTCACCTCGCGACGTAACGTCTTACGCGGCTTTCAAGTAACCTACACGACGAGTTTGTGAGTCGATTTCCACGACCACCTCACCCGACTGTACTCCAGCATCAAACTTTCCACGAATGTAGGTCGCACCCCACTCGTAGACTTGCTGAGCCTTTCCATTGACAAGAACTGAACCACTCGAAGAAAAGATCGGGCCAGTCTTTGCTCTGAGCTCGAACTCTCCACCGCTTTTCCCGAACACGAGGAAATCACCCGGAGGAAAACCGGAGAGCGACTGCGCTCGAGCTCCATCAACCGCTGCATCTGCAGCTTTCTTGATAGAGTCCGCGACTGCCTGAGCGCCCGTCACTGCGGCAGCTCGCTCCACGTTTTCCTTTTCCTGCTGCTTGGCCTGTTCCGTTACCGACTGATTCTGAGTTGCTGCCATTGTGCTCGTCTCCTTCTTCGCCTTATGTTAGAGAGTTACGGAGTCGGCGGTTCTGCAGGAGTATTTGCCGAAACAGCCGCCGCAAGTGAATCCTGTGACGCACGCAGACGATCGACCAGCGCCTGCAGCGCAGCCGGGTCGTTCTTCGAAGCTTCGATCTCTGCGGCCAACTTTCCAATGAGAGTCGCTGCTGAACTATTAACCGCTTCGTCACGGCTTACTTCTGCTTCCAACTGAGTCAAATCAAGCGCCATTGATATCTCCTTCGAATTGCGCTACCACTGCGGCTAGCGCGTCGCTATTACCACGCAACCTCGTGGTAAGTTCCTCGAGCTTTACAGCATCTGCTCCTGGCTGTTGAGCGTTGAGCCAGAGACGAAATAGAGGAAGAGGATCCTCACCCTCATATTCGAACGAGTTGTCGCCGAGAGTAAGGGTAGCTTTCATTCGAGAATCCCTAAAGCCTGGACGTAGGCTCCCGAATACTGCCTAATCACTGCCTGTACGAACTTCAAGCCTTCGGACGCTTTGATGAACTGCTTCTTGGGTCCAAGAACTCCGTTTTCGAGTTCGCGCTGAATCAGCGGGTTCTTCACTGAAATAGAAGCTTCACCCGAGGAAGAAAGACGAACTTCTCCTGCGTCTTTGCCGTTGATCTTGAACTTGGCGCCTACGAGCTTCACTGGGAGATCTCCGTTCTTACATGATCCGTATCAATATGAACTACATTCTCTGAAAGATGACCAGCCGCAATGTTAGATTCCTTTGCCATTTCAGAAATCAGAGTCCTTACAGCATAAGATCGACTCATCGCATCAGGAGCTTTAAAAGCTATCTTCAGTCGTTCCATACGAGCAATAAACCCATCTCGCTCGCCTTCACTCATCTTCCAGTCGTTGCTAACCTTCTCCCAATTCGTGCTTTCGAGGCTCTTGGCAACTCGCCCAGACATCTCCTCGGACATCGCACCCCTGTGGTTAGCTAACAAGCTGAGAGTTGCATCCGGTCTGAACTGGTAGTTCGGATGGTATTCTGTATCGTCCGGAAAGCTTAGACCTTGATCAATCGCAACCACTCGGCGATCTTTGTCGATCAAGACATTTCCACTGTGACGATCTGTGTTACCAGTAGCAATATCGATCACAGCCAAGCCATACACCGAATCCTGATCCACTTTCCCACCATACATCCCACTCGGATCAACATCCACGAACTGCTGAACCATTCCCCGCTTTCCATCAATTTCTCGAACGATGGTCGGAGGAACTACGTTCAATCCAAGAGCTTCGTCTAGTTCGTAGGCGGCAGCTTCGCGATCGGCGTAAGAGAAGTCTCTGTTGGTGATGGTTTCACGGATAGGTTCGTCTCCCTCATATCCACCGCCGAGCTCACCTTCCTCAATCATCGCTTGAATGTCTGCCGTATTCGCGTCATTCTCAGCTTTATACGCCTCTATCTCTTTACGAGAAACGTCTTCATAAGTCCAAGATTCACCAGAGGTAGGTTTGAAAATTGCTTCAACCGCGTCATTCACCGGATGCTTACCCTCTTCTACTAGAGCAATCCGCTCAACGTGATTGATAGATCCGCTGATAAGCTCGCGACCGTGGACCTTGCCCTTAGATAGATGCTCCGTAGATTTAGAGGAGCCACCCGAAGAGGAAAACTTCCCCGCGTCATCTCGAGGGTGGTCCTCTTCGTTCCACTCCAGCCCTCGCTCCTGGGCCACGTGGAAGAAAGCCATATCCCCAGAGCTCGAGATCATCTTGACGTAGACAGCTTCATCTGATCCGGGCTTGACCGGATTGAAATTGGCATTCAACCACGCTATCGTGGTGACGCCGTCGCCGTCGTTGTAGGTCTCGAGCTTACTCATCTCTTCCTGAAGAAACGCTGAACTTTGTTCAGATCTTTACTGTAGAGAGCTTCAAGATCTTTATTTAGCTTGACAAATCTAGGAGCTAACTGATAATTCGTATCCGAAAACTCCGAATGACCACGAACCCTTCTCGCCACTTCAGACAGCGTCTCATTTACCGCCAACTCACCAACATAGTTCGTTGTATGAGATCTGAGATCAAATCCTCGCTCCTTCTCAGCCTTCGTCCAATACTCTCTCGAGTAGTTCGAAACTCCGTCGTCGAACTTCATTCCCTCAATATCAGCCTTAATCCCAAGCTCTTTGCTTCCGAGCCCAGCTCGAGCCAACACTGAAGTATGAGGCATCTGTTTTTCAAATTCGTCACGATATTTGGCCTGAATCTTCCCGTTCTTCAAGAAATAAGAAGTTCCAGTGAAGTCCGCCGCTTGCTCTCGAGCCCACCGATCTCGGAGGGCTGATTGCTCAAATTTCGCTTGGCTGTTAACGTAGTCCCACTGCGCATGTTGAATCTCGTGCACGATCAAACCACGATCAACTCCGAACTGCGCGTTCACTTCAATCCGACCAGTCTGCGGATTGTAATGACCACCTTCGGTCAGCTTCTTCCCATTAAGCTCAAACGTTCGCGGGGAGTTACCACGATCGCGAACTGCGATGAGAGCTGGATCAAAGTTCATGCTTCGAGCTACTTCGTCCGCTGCTCCACGGACTTGTATTTGTTTTGCACTCTGATGCTCTGGGTCAATAACTTCGCGCTCAATCTTCCCCCCAGACTGATCAAACTTAGCTTCACGTTCTGCAAGAACCTGAGAAGGAGACCACTTCTTATCAGACGCTCTGATAGCCTCGACTTCCTCAGGATGCGCGAATGGACCCCACTTTTGTGCGTCTTCTTTCTGAGCTAGCTTGTAAGCCTTCTCATACAGACCTTCCTTAGACTTACCTTCTGCTTCTAGCTTAGCTCCCAACTCTCGACGAATTTCGTCCGTGCGCTTGTTGATAGCTTCGCGGCGCTTATCTAGAGAATTCGCAGGGAGTGGTCCGTGCTTCGCTTCATCTTCTGCACGAGCCTGATCTCGAGCATCCATCCACGGCTTGCCGCCTTGATCTCGCGGCAATTTATAGATTTCATCGGCTCGCTTATTGATTGCTTCTTCTCTATCCTTAGTGGCAATTGTCTTCGGTTCTTCCTTCTTTACTTCAGGCTTCTTTACCTCTGGTTTGGGAGGTTCTTTCCCTTCCGCCTTCTCCTTACGAGTCCGTGTCTTCCACGCTCGAATCCCCGGAGGCAGCCTCTCATATTCTTCAGGCGTGAGGTATTTGCGCTGCTCTTCCTCGATAAGCTTCTGGACTTCTTCTGGGGAGTTGGCTTCTGGGGAGCCGTCTGAGGAAGATCCACCGACTTCTCCAGGGCGACCAGCGTGGCCGAAGTTGCCGCTTCCCGGCCCTCCAAGGGATTTGAAAGAACTGATCGACTCCGAACACCGACACATCACATGCGCCGGTGGTCCCTCAATCCCCTCTTCATACTCTTCCCCAAGTGCAGCGGTCTTCCCCTCAAGTCCCTCGCAGATCGGGCAGACCTTGTCGTCTCCAACAACGATCCACTCTCTCACCGCAGTTTCCGGTAGGAGTCCTTCCTCGACTGCCTGATTCCACGCTGCCCGTTGACCCTCATGGACTGCTACCATAGGTTCGTTGCGAGCGATACGCTCAGCTCTAGCAACGTCACCCACAGCCGCGAGAATTTCATCTCGGAGTTCTTTGAAATCACCAGTCTCGAGGAACTCAGCGACCGCGTTGTTGATGTCTTCTCGCGAAGTTTCACTAATTCCGTCAATGAGTTCAGCGGCGTGTTTGTCGGCCCACTCTACCGCTCTCTCATCCGTAACATCAAATTTGAAGCCCAGTTTAGTAGATGGAGACTCACGCTTTGCAGCTCTAAATTCCTCAGCCGTCCTCAACTGATTTGAAAGAAGATCTCCTCCAACCTGTCCGCCCTCGAGATACATCTTCTTGAGGATCTTCGGCAGCACCTCTTTCAGTTCTTGGCGGAGTGTTACAATACCGAGAGCTGTCGCCCGCTTCACATCATCCGTGGTGTGGAGTTCGCGGCGCATGGCGGCTCGAGCGGAGGCGAAGGCGTAGCGGATGGCGACGGAGAGCTTCGCGGCGTGTTGGTCGGCTAGCTTGTGAAGGGGGCCTTCACTGCTGGCGGCAAGTGTTTTCAGATTTCGGAGTGATACAGTTCTCTTTTTGTCAATATCAACATTAGCAGGTAATTTGTCTTCTACACCTTCATCGTAAAGACGTATGACCGCCGGAATATCCCCTTTGATCCCAAGCTCCCTCATCGCCGCGATGCGTGTACGCCCATCAAGAATAGTTAACGTACCCTTTTCCGTTAATTCTAGCGTAAGAGGAGGAAACTTCGCGCCTTCTTTCATCGCGATGGCCATTTCGCGCACACGGGCGTCATTACCATACTCTGAAGAAAGAAGATTTGATGGCACCTTAGCAACTACCATCAAGTCACGAGGATACTTCGTCTTTACGTCATACTGTGCATCCTCCAGCGTAAAGTCCGCAGGCATATTAAACAAATTTGCCGCTTCACCTTCACCATCGGTCCATTGATTTCCCCTAAAAGGATGCCCCTCATAATCACCCAGAGTTTTGGGTGCCCGAGGCTTCGCCAACCTAGTCGCCAAGACCAGGAGACGAGCGGCTCGAACCGGCTCCAGATTCACTTCTTCAACCCCACAATCCGTCCAACCATCTCCTCATCACCCGCTTCGATCGCTGCACTCAGTAATCCCACCAGCTCCACATCTTCTGCGGCTTCGGCGACAGCAAACGTTCCTTTCTCATTCCGCCCAGTCACCCTAAGATCCACAATCTCACCAAGGCTCGAAGAGAATCGAACCGAACCAATTGTCGCACTCATCCCCTCAAGCTTCGTCAACCCTACATACTTGACCCCAAGACCCGTCTTAAGATAGGCCACAGTCGCATGGGGAGTGTAGACTGGGTGAGTCGTGGTATTTTCTAAGCTACCCTCAAGTCTCTGATTGAGATCCTTGAGATCCTGACTAAAGACTTCCACATATAGGACGTCATACTCAGGTCCAGCAAAGACATTGGTCTTTCCCAGAGTAATCCGAATCGGTCCCACATACGTGGCCAAAACCTTACGCACGTCCGCCGCATCATTAGTATGTAGCCCATACTTCACAGTGATGTGGGCGTCTTCCTCGAGTCCACCTTCCTCAACGCACAGATCAAAAGCTGGAATACTCTTACCCAAATCTAGAAGCTCTTGAGCTAAGACCGGCGGCAGTTGAATCTGAGTAGAGCTGAATTTTCTACTTTCAGCAGCTTTAAATTCAGATTCAGGTGGAGCCGTCATCTCCATGATCTTCTGATCTTGCTTCGCCTTCTCCATCTTTCGATCCGCAATCTCTTGGCGTTGCTCGTCGGTCAACGGGGGAAGATCAGACCAATGGCCCCGAATCTCAGCATCCGTATAGACAGTCTCTCCATTTTTAGAATTCACAGTAGCCCAACCTTGAGCCCCGGTAACCTTCTCCTGCTCGGTCATGACCTGGATATGCGGCCACTTAATCGTATAACCAGTCTCTTTCTTTGGAGTCGGGAGATACCCATACTGAATCAACCGGTCAACCAGAGGCTTGATAATATAGGGTGCCGCGTGTTGAGTCTGTCTTCCTATAATTTGATCTCTAAAGTTCTCCCTGTCTTGACTCGAAGCTAGTTCTCCCATCTCCGACCCAGTCAAGATTCTCTTCGGGATTCTCTTCGCTCCAGCAATCTGCGTGATAATTGCTTCGGCTGGAGGAGCAAAGTTCGCGACATCAGATCCCAGAGTTTCGACCTTGACGCCTCGAGTCCTCAACCATCTCGTAAGTTGGTGTTTATAGGCATCCGCTTGCTCCTTGAGAGCTTCTACAGTTGCCTTGGTAGACTCGAGGGTCATATCTTTGTCGATATCAAGATGAAGACCCTGATTCGCCCGCAGATAAAAAGCTTCAGCCCCACCACCCGTGACCTTATTCAAGTCCATCAACAGATTCCACACACGCTCGAGAGCTGGCTGTCCAAACACCTCGTTATCAAGCAAATTCTCAGCGATGTGGATGATCCGAGTCCAGTGAACTGGCCTACCCCAATCCGAGGACGCTACATCTGTACGCTTGATAGTATAGTTGAGGGGAAGCCCAAATCGAGGATCTTTCGAATTAGTTACATACTCATAAACCGTCGCATCCGCCCCTGCTGCCACGGTCTGCGCGTTGTTGCCTCCGGGTCCACCGCCACCCAGAAAAGGCATCAAATAGAGCAAGCCTCTCTTCGAAGCTCGAGGTAGTTCTGTATTCCAATCTCCCTCAGCTCCAATCAGAAGCACCGCATACGTAGAGAGTCGGGAGAGCTTATCCACTCGCAGAAACTTCGCAAAGATCTGATGCTTCTTCTCGAGGGCCTTCCACGCGAGCTCAAACTCCGTATCGTTCTCGGGATCCTCATCCTCAATCAACTCAAAGGGTGTTTCTCCCCGCCACGTCGCCTCTGGCATGACGTCAACAATACTACCAGCAATACCACCACGCTCGTAAGCTGCGCGATACTGGTAAGTGGAGATAACATCGTCGTACCCGAACACAGAGTAGGTGTCCCGCGCGCCTGCGTGAGACAGTCCATGCTGACGTGCCCACGTCGTCCGGGCAAGCGTGACGTTACCCTCGAGATTGCGGATCTCGGTGATCGTCGCTTGCAGCTCGGCGAGCGTAGCGACGGGAACGTCAGTGCCGGGGATGAGAGGTTCTTCAGCCATTATTCAAACGCTTGTGGACCTGTTGGAGCATCAGGACTTGATGTTGCTCGCAAATGCTTCGCCACTTGCCTTTCCACTTGCTTAGCATTCAACCAGAGAGTCTCACCACTAGTGCGAGAATCGTCCATCTTCTCTACTGTCTCAACTTTCACATTACAAAAGTCGGGACTAGACGTGATCTCTCGAACCACTCCACGAACAATCACTTCATCACCAACTTGAAGCACTTGACCAAATTTATCGTGCGGCATATGAATTCCTCTAAGCACTCACCCACGCCAGCCATCCAGCCGGATACAGAACTCGAAATTCTCGCTTCCGACTCTTGAGCAACAGATTCACGAAAGAACCATCATACGCGTAGACGATTCCATACAGGAATCCGTCGTATCGCCGAACAAACCTGACCTTGTCTTTCAAGTTGAGCATCTGACCATGCTCGTCACGGGGTTCGTCATACTCGCTCATTTCACGACTCCCATCAGCACTGGCGCGGTCGGTCGGGGCAAGCTATCGACCGCGCTTAATGTTAAAGGGTTTGAGAGCGACGACTCCTGCGCGATGCCTGTATTCGAGTTGTTCCAAACCGTCACGTGAAGAATGTATGTTCCACGCGCAAACCGCATCTCCTTCGGCCCGATGTAGAGCGCCCGACCTGCGGCGTTTGGAGCGCCGCTCTGAGTCAGCGGACGAAGATCCGATGCTACGCCGTTCGTATACACCGTAAAGGCTTCCGGCATGTCGGCGACCAAGGCACAAAACTGTACCTCGTAGGTCGTGCCGGTCACGACGATCGCACTGCTCGGTGGCAGAACGTCACATGGGTGCTGAGTTTGTCCTACGCTCAGTAGCAAGAAAAGCATACTACTATACATTAGGTCTCCTCAACTGTGGATCTGTCTTACGTCGTCCACCTAGAATGCTATGATTCATGTAATGAGTTACAAGAACCGTCATCCGATGTCGTCGGACAAACCCGAAAGACGCATCAACCAAGATCACGAACAACGCCAACAAAGGGTGACCAGTCAAAATACACACAGCACAAATAAGAAGACACCCTTGATGCCGCAAATTATCCCACGTCATAAAACGGACTGGCCCATTCAACCGCTCGCGACGCACATACAACACGTCGGTCAAAGCTAACAAAACCAACAGCCCCTTAAGGACAATGGCGACAACAGCAACAAGCGCTCCGAGGTCCGTGAGCAGGGGATTCAACATGATGGAGGAGTAGACGGTGGCAGTAATGTCTTACGCGGCTTTGTCTCGCCATACGCCTCCATCTCGAGGACATGTGCGCGTCCAGCCACCAAGTGAAGCCGATGAGCCACAGTATCAACGCAATCCTCAGTGCACTGCAGGTCTTCGATCATCTCACGCCACCAGCGCAAGATACGATACGCAACGCGCCGAGGAAACGGAGTCTTCATCGCTCCTCTTTCAGTTTCCGACGTATCTCCTCTCCAGCCAAAGCTTGGCGTTCCGCTAATTCTGTTGCGCGTTCCGCCAATGTCGAGAGTTGTATACATCGTTCCTTAAGCTCCAGGTATGCCCAACGGGGTACGATCCACCCCTTGAGAAAGGCAAGGATAATAAGTAGCGCAAGGGCAATTGTTCCACCTTTGTCTACAATCGCCCATATATTTACGTTCGACAAGTCGACATTCAACGCGCCCCCTTGCCGACATGAAACCTAGTAGATGTCTCCCGTCACCATCTAGGCGCAATGTCGTTAGCCTCCAACTTTGTCGTCTTTGCCAGGGTTTGGCGTCCCCTCAAGAAACGGAATGTGATTTGCCTTCACACTTGCCGGTGGTGCGGCACCAGCAGCAATAACTTCGTGAGCCTCCGTTCGCGTTGCCCCTCCAGGCATCGCGAGAGCGGTATTCACAAGACGCTCGTCGCGATAGCGCTTCCACACGGCCCACAGCAGGGTCAGCACGCCGGTTACCGCTGCGGTAACATACACAGCACTCTCTTCCTGCGTCCAGATGCCCTTCGAAACAAGGTAGCCCGCGCCAAAGGTCAGCACCCAGCGGATGATGGCTCCGAGGGCTGATTGCAAGAGTGGGTTCATGAAGTCACCCATTACTCACCAACCTTCGGTTCTACCTTACACTCTTCGTGAGCAACGCTCGAGTCTGTCACTCGATAGTAACGACGAAATAATACATCAAGCCAAGTGATGGGCTTATGACAATAGATGCAGATTCCAGGTGGTAGGAAGCTCATTACCAGGTCGCCTCACTAGTCATATCCGCCTCTTGATACTCGAAGATCTCTGCCCGCAATCTCTCAACCGCATATCGCAGCGAGTCGATCACGTGGTTCTTCTTATCCTCGAGAACTGGAGGTGTGATGAGTTCTTCAGTTTTTGGATCTACCTTATATCCGTAGCTACTCAACTCGTCGATCGTATGCTTACAGCGAGGATGAACCACAATATCAAAATTCTGTAGGAAAATGACGCCTTCCTTCACACTGTCTTTCCCTTTGACCGCTGGTTCCAATTTAGGAAAGCCATGCCGCTGCAGATAACTAATAGTTTCAGGACGTGCACTATCTGCGGTAATCCGCGAATGACGAGACCCAGGAACCTTATCAAAGAGCTGAGGAAGATGATCAATTTCCACACCAATCTTGTAGGCTTCCTGATCAATGAACAACGTGCGTCCCTGAACGTAGCACCGAACCAAGACCGACGGATCAACGCTATAACCCCAGTCTGCGCCATACAGAAATAGAACTCCCGAAGGCGTCTCAAATTCTTGCTCTTTCCAGTTCTTGAAGACTCGAGCCTCACTCCGCTCCTCGTAGCCTCCCAACCAAACGTGCTTGTACTTGTCGATATCACGCTTCCGATCCCACTCCATCTCCTTCTTAAGGACGTCTGGAAAGTAGGGATTGTCGTGATAGTTTGCCCGAACGACAATTGAATCAGGTGGGGGAGGAGTCGAGCGGAGGAGTTCGTCTACAGGGTCTGTCTTGCTCGAGGGATTCCACGAGAACCAGATCTCAGAGCCCTCTTCACGAATGGTAGGACGTAACAGTTTTAGAGAACGTGCGGAGAGGTTCTGTGCCTCTTCTACCCACGCTCGATCATAACCTTCAAGAGACTTGATACTCTCGGAGTTATGAGCCTGCATGCCCTGGAAAATTATGATTCCATCTCCAGGAGTTTGAATACAGGTATCATAGATCTTGAATTTGTCCGCTACCTTATGCTCTTTGATCTTGTCTTCAAGTAGCCGCTTGACTGATTGCTCGAGGCTGACCTGAAACTCTCGGATACAGACGCTCCGGAGTCCAGGGAGCGCGATAGAATCATCAACAAGTTGATCTGCAAAGAAGTGAGACTTCCCGCTCCCGCGTCCACCGTAGATACCCTTGTATCTCGCTGGTTCGAGGAGAGGGATAAAAACCGCCGGAACCGGAATATCTACGATCCGGCTCAATTAATGATCTCCGGTCCTTCAGGTGTCTCCTGGGACTCCTTCGCGTGGACCACCACACGACGAACTTCGGAAATAACTTCTTCCTTGCCGTTACTCTGGACAACAACTGGCTTGCCCCAGTCCTCAGCGTAGTCCATCATACGCAGCAAGAGAGTGGGAGGAATAGACTTTGTCCTTAAACCTTCAGAGATATACTCGTAAAACTCTAGTGAAGTAAGAACAGTCTTCGCAATAACTTGAGAGGTAGGATTCTCGAGGGCTTGAAGAACTACTGACAGAGGAAGCCGATATGGAGCGTTTTCCCTAGCTGCTGCTAAGGCATTCTCACGATCTGCGAATGCCTTCTCCTTCTCATCCTTGGTAGAATGGAAGGCGCAGCGGTTCAATCCCATCAAGGCATCGTGGCCGCACCTATACCCAAGGCTATTAAGTGCGCAGCATTGTGGGCCTGTTCTAGGTTGTGATCTCGACATAGACCTCCGGCCAGCAGTACGGCGGGAATGGTCCACTTTGCCTGTTGTATTTGTTTGGTGTCAAGGGGCGAGTTTAGTGTGCCAGATACTAGGGGAAACTAGCCCGCTCGGGTAAATTTCTCTAGGGGAGATAGGAGAGAATGCGCCTCATACTTTCCAGATTTCTAGTCTGAACGGATACCTACCAAGTTCAGAACTAACGAAATACTAGTACAAACTATTTTGGGTGGCGCTAATTCACCCTATGTTTAATATCAGAAACTCGGGCGAACGAGTCCCGAACAAGTAACGAACGGGTAAAATTTTTTGCAAGTTCTTTGTTTACTAGAAGTTAGGAAAAAACTCGGGTCGCTCGAGTCGTTTCGCGGTCAGGCGGCCCGCGGAAATCGCGAGGGCGTCCACCCTAACTTTGGCACTTCTCTCGGCCAGGTTTCCCTTTCTTTCTAATTTTTACTCGAGTGACTCGAGTGAAAGGTAGTAAAACTAGGGCCAAGGCCACCGCCGCTACCCGTTCTGACTTGTTCGTGACCCGAGCGGACCCGAGTTGGCACGGCCGAGCTTTGCGACCAGAAGAGTTCGACGAACGAGTAACGAACGAGTAAGACTCGAGTAAAATCTTCACAGGTTTCTTAGCTACCCTCATATTTATATTTGAATGGCTCGCTCTTATGATGCTTAGATCCGCACGAACATTCCCACCACTCGGGAACATCAGACCACAGGACATAAAGACTCAGAGCCCGATGACCAGAATAGATAGGACAAGCTAAAGATATCATCCCCACCTCGTCACAGTACAAACAAAGTGAACCACTCGAGCAGCCTCCGATTTCATCTGCTTCCACCGAGCATAAACATCTGGTGGAACGTATATCTTCTTCCCACGATACCACAACACCTTCCGAGGATCTCTTAGCGTCTTGAGAAGTTCCCTCTGCGGAATGTCTAATTCCCAGGACACATACGAAAGAGTTCGTAAGAGAGGGAAGTCTGCAGCCTCGGGAAAGTTCTTCTTAAGAACTCGCTCGAGATCGGTGATGGTGGGTTTGCGGCTCACGCCTCCCTCCACGGTCCCATCTCACACTCACCCTCGTGTCCATAGTCTCGGACACATTGCTTTATTCGGAGAGACTCACCGATAGGATTTCGGGTATTCGTTACCCACGTCTCACAGCGATGCCCGACACACCCATCGTGGTGCATCCCTCGAGAACACGCTTCCGAACAGACTGAACCTTTATGACAAACACACGGTTCAATAAAATTCATGTAAAAAGTTACACCACCCCACATAAATAGCCCACTTTTATGCGGACCATCATGACCCATAGGTAATGAACACGATGTTTTCACTGTATCACCAATAGTATCAGGACAGAGATCTATTTCTTCACTCATACAGCTCCCCCTCCTCCGGCTCTCCCTGCCCTTCCATCCGGAAGTTCTCAAAGCTCCCCTTAGACCAATCTCGCTTCCAGTACTTCCTCGAGAAGAAGTTCCGACTCTCAGCGAGTGATGGGAAAATCCAGTATCGTTTTCGATCCCCAGAGCTCGCTTGCCTCGAAAGCGGATACGGATTGGGCATCACCTGTCTTAGGAATCTTCCCAGAGCTCCCTTTACCCCGAGGCTAATTCTCCCCGACGCTCGCTGCATAGCTACTACATATTCCGCATACAGTTCGTCAGGATCGATTGCAAATTCCTTATTAGAGATAGGGTCAGCAGACTTCCACGGAGTTCCATCACACAACACGTCATACCACCAAGCCTCTCGAGGATGCATCGATCGATACTTCTGCTCGTCAAGCTCCTTGGTCTCTGGTATTTCTCGGAGGTTCACATCTTCTTTGAACTCGAGGAGATCGTAGAGAAGAGCAGAGAGACCTCCCTGCTCGAACAGTTCCTTCTTCACAGCAGCGAAGAACTTGAAGTCATTCTGTCGGTCGTTGGTCGTAGAGAAGACGGCAAAGCGGCGATTATCGAAGCCAACGGGAACAAACCAGTCCTCGTTACTCGCGACCATCATATGCATTCGATTCTTCACGACCATGGTGTCAACGCCTTTTCGTTCAATGGCAAGCGTCTCTTCGGTGATCATTCTTTTCAAAGAACCTAATCCCGCTTTTCCACCAGCCCACACCGCTTCGTCAGCTAACACCACAATCACGTTATGGAGATGGGAATTGAAGTTACCCAGAAGTCTCTGTTCAGAGTCCAAGTGCATGAAGTGAACTCCGAATAGAGAGCCAAACCACTTACAAAAGGTGCTCTTTCCGGTTCCCTGCTCTCCCTTAAAAGACAGAGCAATTCCAATAGGTCTGTCGGGATGCTGCACCGTCTCAGCCATCCAAGCAAAGATGTATCTAGCACAGTCCCGATCTCCCCCCGATAAGAGAAGAAGATGTTCTTTGAAGAGTTTCCAGGAGCCCTGCTTCGGCTCAACCGTGAACCCTCTCCACAAATTGTAGTACCCAGGATTGGCGTGACCGTTCGGAGCTAGCTCGATGCCGTTGTAGAAACGGCGCTTGGGGTGCGTGAGCCAGACATTCCCAAGAGCTTTTTGAATGGGTCGGCCCTTCGGAGATTCCCCTACCGTGACCATCTTGGGATAGAGCATGGGCATAACGGAGGGTTGGGAGAAGCGGAGCTGGAATTGCCCGTCTTCCTCTTCTTCAGTGAGAATGATGATGCCACCGTTCTGTCCAAAGACGATGGCATGTTTCTCGTTCAGCTCTTGAATCTGGGAAATAGAAGTTCCGAACCAAACCTTAATTCTCTTGACTACCTCGGCGCCAATTAAGTCAGAGAGCTTGGGTCCGCCTGTTACGGGTTCGTTTGCTAGGAAAGAGGCAACCGTAGATTGGGCAAAAGAGACCCGATCTTTGACCTCGGGGTCTCCCGCTGCAGTGGCGGCTGCTTCGACTATAGGGACGACCGCGATGGGTGGAACTTTGAGGTTTAAGAGAAGACCAGCGATTTGCCCAGCAGCATCGTGGCGAGAGCCAGCCTCGGGGTAGTGGCGAGCTAAGAGCGCTGCTGTGGCAACCCACACCACACTATCCCGAAGGAGAGCTGGTTCTGTAGAGAGAGGGGTCTTGGAAGCTTCCCACTCAAGCTTCTCACCTGAAGGGTGAATAGAGGGAGGAAGAACGGTCTGTCCACCAGTGGATCGAATCTCCACCAGCATAGACCCGTCTATGTCTTTGAATCCCTCGCTCTTGATCTGGCCCTTAACAACATACCAGTAGTGAGATCTTCGCTTGGAAGGTCTGCCGTGAATTCGTTGGGTCTTGGGTAGGAGAGATGCGGCTATTTCAACCGCTTCTTTACAATCTAGGTCAACATCCGTCAATCCGTTGGAAGGATCCCCAAGTTTGACCCCAATATTGTCAGTGTCTTTGAAGTCTGCTTCTGTAAAGTTATGGTGTTGCCAATTAGAGAGTCGCGGTCCCTTCTCTCCTCGGGGTATTGGTACTAACGACCAACCTTCCGCTGTATACGTCTTTACATCATCCGCCACATATCCCTCGATCCTAGATTGTAAACGCCCCCAAAGCTCTATACAACTCGGATCGCAGCGAGAGAAGTTGCAGGACCGGCCGGTCCACCTTGGGGGCAAACCACCTTGCCCTACTCTCTTCCGGAAAGCAAGAACTATATTCCCTTTGTTTGCTAGAAGTTATGAGATTTAAAGAAGAGGCGGGATTTATAGGGATTTCGTGGACTTGACATCTACGTGGTGATCGGTCAGGATTTCGCCATGGACATTGTCACTCGACTGAAGCAAGCAATCGACGCAGCAATCGAATGGGACAAGCTCCCTGTGCGCTACGTCAAGACCAGGAGCGGCTGGGCAGCGTACAAGGGAACGTCTCGGGTGACCCGGTGGCACTTCTCCGAGGAAGCTGCTCGGGAAGATGTGACGGAGCAGGAAGCCCGTAACATTCCGCTCAACTAGGTGAGAATATCCTATGAAAATTGAAATCATCGAAAAACGTCTAGAAATTGCCTACTTGTGGCAACAGAACAAGATTTCTTACGGTGAAGCTATCAAGCGGCTAATGGCACTAGAATTTACGCGAGAAGACGCGATAGCATACCTTCGGAGCTAGTGATTCTGTGCAGATCTTCTACGACAACCATCGCCATATCATCTGCGTTCCCTACAACATAGCGCAGCTCCACGAGATGGCTAGGTTGCTCGGAATCAAGCGGTGTTGGTATCACGCAAACCCGTACCCGCACTACGACATACCAAAGCGATGGGTGTCGGAGTTTCGAGGGATTCCTAGCAAGCTGGTGACGACACGGGAGCTGCTCGGGATCATCAAATCTGGGAACTTGCTGTAGGGTGCTACCGTCGAAAGCTTCAACAGGAGACGATTGATGCTTGCGATTCTTGACCTGATTGACGCGATTGTGAACTGGAAGACGATTTCGGCGGGAAAGCGTAGCAGCCGTAAGGTTCGTTCGGTTCGGCGGACGAGTCGTGGGTTCGTGGTTAACTACTACCGGTGAAAGGGTTTGAGTCCTGAGACAGGCGCCTACGGGCGCCTTTCCGAGCACTGCAAACTGTAAAAGGAGCTAGAGATGAGAACCATCACACATCGGCAGCTTCGCGTAGGGGACAACGTCAGCCTGGAGTTTCCTGGTGGCGGCTGGCAAATGGCTAAAGTCACTAGCATTTCCAACGGTATCGTGACGCTGTTCCGGCCGTGGATGGATGCTCGGGACAACTACCCTCGGATCGGTGTGGAGA